TCAGGGTCAATAACTTTGGACAATAACTCTAATTTCTTGTATGTAGAATGTGATAGTGAAGCATTCCTATATTTTGTTGTGTCTGTCATATTTCTTCCTTTCACACAATATAGGATAATCATATAGGATTGTCAATGAAATTTATTTTAATTATGAAAATTTGTTCTGCCCTGTCCGGCAACTGTCTACCAGAACACAACGGTGGCGTGCATGACTCTTGGTATGATTGCGCTGCTGCAGGATCATTGAACACCCTTAATGCTATGGCTGAATTGGGTAGAGAAGATGTTAATAACAGAAAGCTTTTTGTTACATTTAAATGTGAGGTTGTTTCAGGTGCTTGACAATGTGTCTAAAATGTGTCAGAAAAGAGTTATCTTTTCTCACCTTAAAACCTATTTCTCATTTCCCTCGTAGAAATAGGTTCGTTTATTGTGGTTCGTCACCCCCACAAATATAACCAATAACTTTTTTACCTTTATAAGTATGATAGTAATGATTTGACATAAAGGTTTTCTTTTTCTTCTCATGAACAGTAACGTTGGTGTGAAACCAACTAGAGCAAGATGTGTGTATTTCAAATGTATTTAGTTTGATGTCGCCACCAAAAGTTAAATACATCAGTGTAATCATTATAGGTTTCATATGTACATTAGAATGATTCTAAACTAACGCCCTTGGCC